CGGGCGAGGGACGGCTACGAGCTTGGCGAAGAGCGCCCCAGGGTCGACGTTGGAGGGCGGGCCGCTCATTCAGCTTAGCCCCACAGCGTGAACGCCCCGCGAGCAGAGAACGAGTACGTCCCCTGCTTGTCGACACCGTGCTCGAAACTGTCCTCGATGATTTGCACGGTCGTTTTGAGCGATATCGCACCCGTCCCGTAGATTATATAGACTTGACCAGGCTGTAGGGCGGCCATCGCAGGTCCAGCGTCGTACTCGAGCTTTGCCAACGGCGTCGCATTCGTGCATGAGATGGTGCACATCGCTGCCCCTGGCGACTCACCCATGTAGCCGCCAGGAACCGTCGCCACGGCGGTGGATTTCGTCTCGCGCTTGACGGATACGTTCTGCTCCTGGACGAGCAGAGGTCCGTTTACGGTCACGAATGCGAGCGCATATTGCTGTTGGTTGCCTGCCATGACGACCTCTTGCGGTGAACAAAATGAGAGAAAGCGGCCCGCTCACCCTGAAGGAGGGTAGGTGAGGGGCCGCTTTTGAATGTGCGGAGGACGGAAGTAAACGATGTGCTGAAGGGACTAGCTAGCCGACTTGCAACACAAGCAATTGAGCCTGATCGAACAGGTCCACCATCTGCAGCGGAGTCAAGTTTGACATACGATTCGTCGGAGTCGTTTCCTGCTGCGTGATCATAGAGCTGAGAATGGTGTTCAGGTTTTTGAGCTGACCGCCCTGGAAGTACGATTGCACGAGCCCCTTTAGGGCTGCGCCCCAAAAGTTGGCGCACGTGCAGTTGGCGGGGAACGGCACGCCCTGCTGAGGGTTCGCGGCGATGTCGAGCCCGCCGAAATTGTTTTGCGTGAGCGCCACGGCATCGTCTGCCCACCAATCGGGTACCGACACGCGATGCGCGTCGCGCGCTCGGTAGTCCTGTGTCGCGCCATTGAGCGAGCGCATGGTAACGCGCTTCGAAATCACCATGGCCGTACTGCTGATGAGTTGCAACGGAGTGATTCCGTTGTTCAGCGCGCTCGTGATCTGGACGGTCGTAAGAGCGCTCGCCGGGCCGGAGCGGGACGGGATGACGAACCACGACGACGAATCGCCTGGGCGCGCAGGGAAGAGGGAGAAGTTGTGCCGGCCTGGGCCCGGACCCGAACCGCTCGCTTCGAAGAGCGCGTAGATCGCCATGTTGTTAGCGGCGATCTCCATGGGAGTCCAGTCGGACCCCAGCGCGCTCTCGAGCTCTGCGCGCGTCGAGTTGTTCGCGGTCGCGATCGTGATCTCGTTGGCCAGCGTGTCGGCAGAACCCTGAAACATCCTCTGTCGAAGCCCGACGGTGGGCTGCGCCATGCTGTTGATCTGAGCCGCCAGCAGGCCGCCGTTCGTGGCGTCCGAGTCATGGAGACACTGGTAGTAGTACCGCGTGCCCAAGACCGTCGTGAGCGCCGTGGCGATCGTGTCAGCGGTGGTGCCGCCGGTGAGAAGCGTGTTCGCCGTCAGGGTTTACGTGGTGCCGATCGTCGCCGTGCCGGGCGTGATCTGCGCCTGGACCTTGATCCAATTCCCTTCGAGACCGGGGACGACTGCGGTGACGGTGACGGTGCCGGCCACGCTCGCAGCCGTGACGGGCCAGCGCGTCTGGGAGTTGATGTTGATCGCGACGTTCGCGCCGATGGTGGTCGCGGTGTCGCCGACGTTGATCGCGGTATCGATGAACTGATCGACGCACCAGAATCGGTGATTGCCGACGCTGAGCGCCGTCGTGGCGATGACGCACGTGGTCGACGCCGCCGCCCCCGCACTAGGAGTGACCGAGATGAAGTAGATCCCGATCGGCGAGTTGTTGCCGAGTACCGCCCAGATGCGGAGCGCCATCCGGTGGTGGTGAGAGCCCGCACCGAAGAGCGTGATGACGTCGCTTTCCGTCTGGCACGTGACCGCGGTGTCGGGACCATAGACGACGGTGTTGTTGGTGGCCGTGCCGGCCGATGCCTTGTTGCCGTAGACGAGAATGTTACGAGGGCCGCTCGCGGGACCGCTCGGACCGGCGGCGAAGTTGATTTGGGCGTAGATGCCTGGATTTGGGAAATTGGACCCGATGCCTGTCAGAACGATCGACGCGTTGGACATTTACTTCCCGCCTCCGATCGCAGCCTTGACGCTCTTGAGCACATCCGCGCTCTTCTTCAGTTCGATCTCCGGATCTTCCGGATCTTCGAGGTGCATCTTGTGGAGCGACCGCTCGAACGTCGGGTCGAACGTGCACTCGTGCCCGTTGATGGGCGACTTCCCGAGCTGAGCACCAGCATCCGCCGTGGCCTGGTCCGCCGGAATCAGGTCGCCGTCGCGAAGATGACGCAGATACTCCGTCGCGAACGGTCCGCTGACCGGATACTCGAACACGATCTCGTCGGGATGTGGCACCAGCACCGCGTGACGCCGCTCGACTTCGATGTGCTGCTCTTGCCCGTTGGGGCCGCGCACGATCTCGGCGCTCGTGAATTTGAGACCCTTCGTAGGGTCGAGCCGACGGCCGACCTTTCGGTGCATGGTCTGCGTCGCCTGCGCTCCGTAGTCGGGCACAAGCGGCCCACCGAAGGCTCCGCCAACCGCCATCATCCGCAACATCTCGGCCATGAGCGTGATTCTCCGTTGCCGCGGTTCGCAGCTCGGTACGTCGTCGAAGGCGCCGAAGCGCTCGTGTCAGGTGAAGGCGAAGGCGTTGGAGAGCGTGCCCGACTGCGCATCCTCTCCGGTCGACGGCTGGTTAACGACCGTCACGCCGAGCACGCCGGGACCGCTGAGCGCCGGAGTCGTGCACGTGATCGACGTCGCCGAGTTCCAGACGATCGCCGTCGCCGGCGTGTTGCCGAAGAGGACGAGCGGAACAGGCAAGAACAGCGTGCCGGTGAGGGTGACGCTCGTGCCGCCGAGATGCGTTCCGGTCGTGACGCTGAGGCTCGTGATGGTGGGCGCCTGTTGCGTCGAAGCGTTGATGAGGTTCGGGAGCGTCGAGCCGTCACCGGCCGCGCCGCCATCCGCCAGGTCGACCTCAATGTCGCCGCCCGCGAACTTCTGGCGCCCGCTGAACGACTCGGGCACGTCGTTGTCGCGCTCGACTATGTAGCCGTTCATGATGAGTGCCGGGAACCATAGACTTCCGGTCCCGGGCAGACGCCCGTAGGTGCCGTCGAGGAACCCTATCTCCATGATGTATGCAAACGCGGCCGTGAACGGGCCTGGAATCGCTGCGCTACCGCCTGGCGGCGTGTAGTTCGGGTCCCACGCTTGATTCGTACGGTTACGTAACGTCGCCTCGATGGCTCTCAGGAACGGAAGCAGTCGCTCAGATTGTCCAGCGTTGATTGGTGGCATCACGTAGGCCACGGAGACGTTGCCGGTATCCTTGCAGTATCCGTCCGTGTGCCACGCGTACCGCGACCGCGTTCGCCAGCACGCGAGAGCGGGAAACTGTAGCTGGTCCTCCAGCATTACAGGCCCGAGGTCGTACGGGTACTGCTGTACCACCGCGGCCGTAAATGACCCTCCGACGACGACGCCGGAAGCGGCGGCCTCGACGAGGAGGCGCGGGCCGACGTAGTACGTGATCATCGCTGCCCAGAAATCAAGCGCGTAATAGAGCGCCGGATCCGCATCGTGCAGCGGCGTGTTCGTGCCGGGCGAGACGAGAGGATACTGGGCCGCCCCTACCTGGAACGTCCCGTAATCGAGCGGCATCGGCTACGACAACGATAGCGGGTCTACGGTATCGATCGCGCGGAACACGTTGGTGTTCCCTTCGCGCTCGAACACTTGGACACCGACCCGAAAGCCTAGAAGGCGGTGCTGTCCCTCAGCGCGATAGTGGTGCTCACAACATACGTCGTTGGGCAGCGTGGCCCGGCCATTCTCGGTCATCGCCTCACCCTCCTTCGTTGCCCCGCACGCGAAGTGCGCAATCCACGTGATGGGTTGCGGTGCCGTGAGTCGCTCGGCGGCCTCCAGAATCTTACGCCTCATCTGTGCGCCTGGATCGCCTGCGCGGCGAAGTGCTCCGCCGCGTAGTCGGCCACCTGCTGGCCGTGGTCGCGCGCTTGCTGCATGAACGGACGCTCGGCCGTACCTGGATGGTGGACCATGCGTCTGAAGAAGACCGTGCCCGCAATCTCGAAACGAAGCATCCCGCCGTTCTTGGCGACGATGTCGTGCGGCGGCGTGCCGTTTTCCAAGAACCGAGATGCGAATCCCGCCGCGACGACCCAGCCCGACGAGAGAGAGGCCGTTCCGCTGCTGATGTGCGCCCGTGTCCAGCCCGTACGGTCTTTCCACAGCGTTGTTGACTTTGCGTGCTTCTCTGTCTCGGCAAGCGTCACGAGTTGCGTATCGAGTGCCGCGCGGATGAGTGCCGATCGAAGCTGTCTCAACGATGCCGTCGTGGCTCGTCCGTCGACATCGATCATGGGCCGATGGCGACGTTGTATCGCGCCCCGGCATAGGTCATCAAGGCCGTGAGTTCGTCAGCGGCCAGCGTCTTGTTGTATATCGCGACATCCGAAATTTTACCATTAAGAAAACCAGCGGCACTGTACAGCGAACCGAGATAGAGCTGTGAAAGGCTGGTCGTCCCCGTGTTTCCAATCGCTGCCGGGGTAATGGCGCTCATCCTTAGCGACGAAGACGCACCATTTAGAGTACCGACGAATACGGTCGGAACGGACGAGACAGTCGTATCGCTGATCGACGCTAGACTGCCCTCGAGATAGGTGACACCAGCGATGTTCAAAATTCCGTACAGCGCCGGGATACCGCTCAGCAGAAACTGCTGCGCCCCGGATGCGTCCGTCTGCCCGACAACAAACACCGTCGCCGGAGCCGACAGGGGCGTGGACCATCCGGTCGCCGAACTGCCGAGAGTCTGCACTGCAGCCGACGCAAAGCTCACGGTCGGATTGAAGTTGTACGCGGCGTCGACTGGGTTGAGCGTGGGTTGTGCGCTCGCCGTCGCCTGACTCAGGTTGCGGTTGCCATCCCCGACCCCGCTCTGGTCGGCCCATCCGGACACCCCAGTGCCGATCGTGATGCCACGATCGGCACGCACCCAGAACTGACATCCGGTGATGCTGGTCGGCAAAAATGGCGTGTGTGTGAGGATCAGCCCCGCCTTGCGCACCACCGCGAAGTACGAGAACGGCTTGGACACGTCCAGCTTGATGAGCTTGAAATACGCGCCGTTGGCGCCAAGGTCTGGGCCCGTCAGGAGGTAGAAGATCTCTTGCGCCGTACCGGGCACGACCGGCGGGTCAAGAACCGAGATCTGGTCGTTGTCGGCGTAGCTGCCCGTGTACGGAGGCGTGATTGGACCAAGCCGCATATCGAGGTCTTGGAACAGCCCTCCCGACGCGATGACCTCCTGCTGCGTCACCTGCCGCACCGTCATCGGCGCCGCGCCTTGCGCGAGCTTTACCGCCGTGACGGTGTCGTAGAACGATGTTGCGCCAGGCATTCCAGGGCGAGCCCCCGGAGCGACACCGAGCCACGTGCGGACGAGCACGCTCGCGCCGTACAGCCGCATGCCGAAAAGATTCGGAATGCCTCGGATGGTGTCGATCGCTGGAAGCAGCGCGTTGCGGAAGTTGGTGGGACCGGCCACCTAGTAGAGCTCGATGCGACTCGGCGCGTAATTCGTAGGCTTCTGTCGCCACAAGTTCGGAAATCCTATCGCACCTGAAAGGTCGTCTCGCGCCTGCATGCGCTGCTCGACGAGACTTTCCAACGCGTCTCGTGTGGCCCCACGCTGGCTGCTGCCCTTGCTCGACGGATAGAGCTTGACCTCGTCGACCTGTTGCACGCCTGCGGCTTGCGGCGCGATCGTCGTCATATTGCCCTCGATGACGGTGATCCTCGCCATGATACGGCGCACAGCCCACTCCGCTCCGTTCGGCCAGATGGGGAACGGAGGCGCGTGAGCGTTCACAAACACGATCGTTGCCGTCAGTCCGGACAGGTTCTGGATGACTGTATTTTCCTGCGCTGCACCGACGTCCACCACGACCTGATACCCAGTCCCAAATACCAGCTGTTGCGCGTTGTTGG